CGGTTTTTTCTTCCATGATAAAAAATTAGGTTACTTTTAGTTTACCCTGCTTCGAGGGCTGTGACTTTTGCGGATAATTCTTGTATTGCCTTCATCATATCCCAAAATAATTCATCTCTATTAACTCTTTTTATACCCCAATCATCAACTTGAACACACTCTGGTCTTACAGTTTCGATTTCTTGAGCAATTAAACCAGTTTGTATTCCTGTCTTATTTACTGCTATATCGGCAACATTCTTGTCAGCTAATGATGAATCTGTTATTTCTTCGGCAGTTCTATATTCAAAATTTCTAATTTTTACTTGATTAATAATATTCAAGCCTTTTGTATGATCTACAATATTTTTCTTAATCCTTTCATCAGAAGTCGTTGACCATGTTGAACTATTAGCAGAGTTAAAGCAACCATTATCACCTATTGCTCTAAATGTATCATCTTGTGCAACTGTGCCACCACCTTGACCTACTACAACTGCTCTTGCTCTAGAACCAGTATCTACGTCAGAATCTTGTCCAATAATTACATTATTGTTACCAGTAAATGAAGATCTATCACCAGCATTTCCTCCAATAAGTACATTATTATCGCCTGTACTCACATTATATCCAGCTTGTCTTCCAACAATTACATTACCTTCACCAGTAAATGCTGCTCCTTGTGCAGCATCGGTACCAACAAGTACATTTTGTTGAAAAGTTGTAGAGCCTGAGTTAGAACAAGCACCAGATCCTAGGATAACATTTTCTTGGCCTGTTGTTAAAGAAGGCGCACAATTTTGTCCAAAAGCATTGTTTTGAGAACCAGTTGTTTGTGAAGATAAAGCACTTTTTCCAACAGCAGTAGAATAACCACCTGTTGTTTGTGAAGTTAAAGCTTCATATCCAACCGCAGTGTTGTTTATCGAACTTGTATTTGCTTCTAACGCTTCTCTACCAATCGCTGTATTTGAATCACCAGTAGTATTAGCTGTTAATGCTTGGTATCCTACTGCGGTATTCTGATAACCAGTATCATTATTAGATTTTAAAGCTTGGTATCCAATAGCAACTGTGTTACCTACGTTTGGATCTTTGAGTGCTTCATAACCTATAGCTACGTTGCTACTACCTGATGTTACAGCGTTTGCAGCTTTAAAACCAATAGCTACGTTATTTTGACCTGTTGAACAAGATGTTAAGGCTTCTTGACCCATTGCTGTGTTGTAACTTCCAGTGCTATTACTGGTCATACATTGGTGTCCAACTGCTGTGTTAAAACCAGCTTCAGTTGTACTTTTTAAAGCTTCAAAACCTATAGCAGTATTTCTTCCTGATATTGTAAGCGTTGTTAAAGCCTGATAACCTACGGCAGTGTTTTGAAATCCAGTAGTGCTAGCATCTAAAGCATTAGAACCAACAGCTACGTTTGATGCTCCAGTGGTGTTTGATAGTAATGCCTCAAGTCCAACAGCAGTATTATTAGAAGCTGTAGTGTTATTTTGTAAAGCTGACTTTCCAACTCCTGTATTACCTGACCCTGTTGTGCTTGTAGTTAAAGCATTAGCACCTATGCCAGTGTTGTTATCTCCCGTAGT